CGCTACCTATGACTGCTCTGGAGTAATCTTTGATGGGTTCTATACCAGGGGCGAAGAACCCATCTTTACAATTTACACATTAAGCAAATGTTAAATCAGTAAATAATTATTCAACTTGAGGAATTTGCATGAGTGTCATTATCTACCTAGATCACATTGAAGAACTAGAGCAAGAGAATGAAGAACTAAAGCAAGAGGTTATGTACCTCAGAACATTAATAGAATATGATTCAAAATCTACTGCCATCCAACGATCCACTATTACACGCAAAGATTGAGAAGTGTAGTTATAATTTAGACAGATCTAAGTTATCGTATCAGTTGCATGAAAATATGTTCCACTATAATGGAGTGGGACTATCAGCAAACCAAATAGGTATAAAAGAACGAGCATTTGTAATGATATCTAACATGGAGTTGCAAGAGACAATTACATGTTTTAATCCAAAAATAATAAAAGAATCTAAGAAGATGGTAAGATTAGAGGAAGGGTGTTTATCCTATCCTGATGTCTTTTTGGATGTTGAAAGACCAGATTATATTGTTGTTAAGTATGAAGATGAAGGCAAAGAAGTACATAAAGTAAAACTAGAAGGATTCATTGCAAGGATATTTTTGCATGAATATGATCATATGGAAGGTATTGACTTTACTGAACGTGCTAAATAGTATTGTAAACTTATGTTACGACCAATGTTCTGCAAGGCAAGGAAGTCTATTAAAGAGTATAGGCAGTTCCAATTAAAGTTTTATAAACGTGCTCAAGAGTCACTTGAGGTTCGTTTAGCAGGAGTTTCTGCTGCTATAAATAAATTGGAGGAAATCGTTGCAAAGGATTCAGATGAAACCGTCACCGAAACAAGCTCAGGAAATAGTCAAGAACTATGAGAAAGTTGTTGAACATTTAATATCTGAGAAGTACGCTACCGATAGAGATAATGCAGATAACATTATTGAAGGTATGAGTGAAGATTGGTACAACCTTATTATAGAGGGTTAATTTAAGGTTAAACCCCCTATATATTATTAGATAGTGATCATTATGTTAAACAATAAATGGATAGCAATTAGTTTAGGAACTGTGCTAGGCATAACCCACATTGGTATGATTGGGTTACTTGCCAATAGGAAGACCATGCCTGTAGTAAACCTACCAGTTGGTCCATATACGTCTTACAAAGTAGAAGCAAGTAAGGAAGGATATAAAATACAATATCGTGCAAACGATCCCAAGACGATGCTTGTGGAACGGGATATTAAAAAGAAAGGCGGCTTTCTGGGACTGGGTAACAACGTTGTTCGTGTCAGAGAAGAAGTCAAGGTGGATGGGTCTGAGTACTCATTTAACAAAGTGGCAACAAAGAATTCAAAATCCGAAGAGTGTATCGAAGCAATCGGATCAGGAAAGGGAACAGGTAAAATGGTCGGTGCTAGTGTTGGTGCTGCTGTGGCCCCTAGTCTCACTGGGGTTCCCTTCGTTGGTTGGGTTCTTGCTGGAGCTGCTACGATGATGGGTATGGATGCAGGATCTGACATTGGTGGTACAATGGTAGAAAGCATTAATCCAAATTGTGAAGTTGAGGATCTCAAAGATGCATCTTGAAGAAAAAATTGAGACTACTCTAGTAAGGATTAAAGAGTTAGAGTTGCTTATTGAGGCATGGAAAAAACAAATTGAGGAAAAAAAGAATGAATCATCATGAATTGATTATTAAATTATCTACAGTTATTCGTTGTTCTTATAGTTCATTACCTGGAATTCATCCATTACAACTTAGTCCAGAGATGTCAGAGATCTATGGAACTATGGATGAAGAGAAGTTACAGATACATAATGAAGTATATAAGTGTCCAGGTCTTCGTAAGATTCATTTAGAAACTGCTAAGTTGGGATCTTTAGATGTCCTACACTGTGTATTTTTTCCAGATTCAAATTATGACTTACCAATCTTTGGTGCTGATGTTGTTGCTACTCCTAGAGGAGTTGGGGCTGCTATCGTTGATTTATCACCTGTTGGTGACTTTTCTCCCACCCTTAACGAGAAACTAAAAAACATTAGTACTTCTTTTAATTTTAAAGAAGAGAGAACACTACCTGAATGGGGAAGTATATTCTCACCTCATTGTAAATTTATTAGACCTATTAATAAAGTAGAAGAATCTCAGTTTATTAATGCTGTAGAAGCATTTCTTGAAATTTATACTTTAGCAGTTATGGAAGCAAAACCTGTAGAGGGTAGAGAAGAAAGACTACAGGCACAATTGCATTATTGTAATCAACAGAAGAAGAACGATAAGACTCGTGGTATCCTTGAAAGATGCTTTAGTAAGGAATGGACAGATAGATATATGGACGAAGTGTTGTTTGATGAACCTAAATAGTGGTACTATATTAATTACCTTCGGTGACAGTTGGACTGTAGGTGAAGGGTGTGGTTATACAAAAGGTATGACCAAAATACGTTTTGAAGAATTATTCAAACGTAATGATGATATATGTTGGAAGAAAGGTTGGAGAAAAAAGGTCGTAGATCATTTTAATATTGATCATTTAAATTTTAGTACCTTTGATTCTACTAATACACAACAATTCCAATCCGCTAAGAAGTTTTTTATTGGTAAAAAATTTCAAGAACTAACTAACACTAAAAATAAGATTATTATTTTATGGGGTATTACTAGTTTAAAGCGAGATCAATCTAACATAAAAGACTTGGAACTTGATATCCTTCATTGGAATCAATACCTTAAAGTGTTAAATAATGGAATAAAACCTACTCTTATTAATTTTTGGTATGATACTTATCTATCTAAAGAATATAGTATAACACCAAAGAATCTTATTGGTTCAAATAGATCTAAAAGAGATCTTTTATCTTTGATATGTCTCAACAATAATGATGATAGAGTGGAGACTGGTTTTGAATATGCTGACGATAATAAATTAATTGATCCATATACATATCATCCTAGAGCAGAACAGCATTCTGTAATTGCTGATTACTTTATTAATTACTTAAAACCCCATATGTAAAATGGCAGAATCTAGAAATCTTTATACCAATCAGTTATCTAATAGGAACTTCTTATCCTCTGTAGGATTTAGATTTACCTTAAGTAGAGCTAGGAAGGTATCATTCTTATCAAACTCTGCAAATATTCCTGGTCTACAATTGGGTGTAGCAGTGCAACCAACATACTTAAAGGATATTGATGTTCCTGGTGATAAGATGTTCTTTGATGATTTTATTCTAAGGTTTATAGTTGATGAAGATCTAGAGAACTATATGCAGATACAAAACTGGATGCGTGGTCTAGGTTATCCAGAAACATTAAATGAAGTTGCTAGACTTGAAAGAACTAATAAGCAGAATGAACCTCAAGCAAAGTCAATGGACATTTATTCTGATGGAACCTTACAGGCATTGAATAGTAATCAAAGAGTACAATTCCAAGTTCAATTTAATGATATGTTCCCAGTAGCATTGTCAGATCTATCATTTGATGCTACTAATCCAGACGTAGAATACTTTACAGCAGAGGCAGTCTTCAAGTATACTTTCTATAAGATACAAAGTCCAGAGGGAAAAACTTTATGATATTTTGGATTGGATTCTTTGTCATGTTCTTCAATGAAGGATTCGTTATGATGAGGCACGTATCACCGTGGTTCGCAAGACAAAGAGATAAATTTATTAAAAAGTATGGTGATAACGCTTGGTATAGATTTCACGGTACTTTAGATTATACTTGGATGATCCTTGTAGGTCTAGGATTATTATTAAACCCTAATAGGTTGTTTCACATAGCAGTGTTAGCAACTTTTTGGGGTGGTTCTTTTGCAATATTTTATGCACCACGGTGGATAAAGAAGTGGATACAAGATGGAGGATTTGATGGATGACACTTGACCTTGATATGATACAGAAAATGTGGGAGAAAGACTCCAACATTGACCTTGACAATTTACATACAGAGTCTATAAATATTCCTAAATTACATGCTAAATACTATGAGATCTATAATAACATAGTTCTTTTAAAGAAAAAAGCAGAGCAACAGCGTAAGAACACTCGTCATGAGCGGTATGAATACTTTACGGGAAAAGCAGATCCTGAGGTCTACACAGAGAATCCCTTCCCTAAAAAAATTAGAGACAAAGACACACTTCAAAAATACCTAGACGCAGACGAGAGTTTATCTTCAGTTAGTTTAAAGATAGATTATTATGATACTATTTTAAATTATTTGGAAAGTATACTTAGGGTTATTCAGAATAGAACATACCAGATTAAGAATGCTGTTGAATTTATGAAATTCCAAGCAGGTTATGGCTGATGTAGTTATTCATAAATTAAATGAGGTACATCTCAAGATTGAGGCTGAACCACATGTTGATTATGAATTAAGAGATCATTTTACATTTGAAGTTCCAAACGCAAAGTTTATGCCACAATATCGTGGTAGGAATTGGAATGGAGAAATTCATCTATATGATTTACGGTCTAAGAGACTTTATGTTGGTCTCTTGGATCGTTTA